AGGTGGCAAGGCTCACCACTTTTCGACCCGTCGATCTATCTGCCAGGATTCCATCTTTAATTGATAAGGTTCGCATTTATTTCAAGTGGCAAGCCGCTTAAAACCATTGTCCAAGACCAAGTATCGGTCTCTTGCGTTTCCACTCGTCAATCGTCTTCATTTCGAAAGATCGGGCGCATCCTGCACCTGCAATTAACGTGTGGTTTCCTTGGAAACTCGTCGATCCGGAAAATCTGCCCGTCCAGTGCGTAGCACTCCCGGCACAGTCGTTTGTCCCGTACAGCAATCCACTGCACCATCTCAACCCCAGCGTCCTCAAATGCCTGTATCGTGGCGTAGTCCGTGAAGTTTATGCAGTACTGCCCAAGTTGCTGACTCCAGACTTTCAGTGCCCTGTCGATCTCGGCGTTCCGGTCCGTGGCTACCTCCAGCGTTTCCGCCAGTTTCGCCGCTTTCCGTTCCGTTTCGCTGTTGAATCGGTATAGCGTGACGAAGTCTGTCTGCTCCAGAACCTCCTCCACAAAGTCCATATCGATGGCGTCCTCCGCCATCTCGTGGGCCTTCTTCGGATCGACGTCGCACATGATCAGTCCGAGGACATACGCTTCGAACGCTACTTCGTAGAACTTCTGCTTCGCTCTCTTCACGCTCTCGGTGTATACCTTCGATACCGTCCGGATGATCTTGATCTCATCCCACTTTGCCATCTTCAGCCGTCCGAACGCCCGGAGGTTTTCCCGGTTCAGTACCTGAATGGCTTTGTCGCATGCTTCGTAGGTATTTACTTTCTCAGCGTCCATGGGTTACCCTCCGTATCTTGGAGTGCTCCGTCTCGCTTTGTTGGCGCATGCGATGGATGAGTACTTCTGATTGGGTTCCTTCTTCTGGAACTTCCGTCCGCAGACCGGACAGATGGCCCATTCGCCTTTCTGCCCCTGCTGCTTCGGAGGTTCGGACTCAGCCTGTGCCTGAATTCCTTCCGCTGTGGTGGGGTCTGTGGTATCGTCTTCCTTCAGAGGAATCTCTTCACCAACCCCGTTCAGTTCGTCCAGTTCCTCTGCCAGTCTCTCCTGGTATTCGTCGTAGACCATGGCGTCAGATTCCGGATCGCGGCTCAGATGGCTGAATGTAAACGCCTGGATGGCCGGCATTCCGGCTGTCCGCAGCGTAGAGAAGGATTGGGTCTTTACGAGCAGGTCCTCGTAATACTGCCGCCTGAAGTCCGGCTCAAGGTCGGAAATCTTCAGACCGTCCAGTTCGTGGCTCTCGGAGCAGATCTTCAGAACAACCTTCAGGAATTCCGTTTCGGCTTCCTTCCACATGCTCTGTGTTTCCTGCATCCTCGCTTCGGCGTGCCACCAGCCGTTTTTCATGATGACCGCGCCGTTATTGGAGGAATCTCCGGAACTGGCGTCTCCCTGACTCGGCATGCCGACAATCTGCAAGATCGTCTGGTACATGTCGTTCACGAGCGTCTGGGTCTGAGTCTGGTCCAGCTGCTCGTTCAGGTAGTACAGTTTCTTACCGCCACCACCCTGTCCCTGAGTCGGAGGAAGTTTGATCGCTCCGAGGTCTTTCAGTTCAAGGAAGTCTTCGCGGCTGATATCCACCCCGTCGAACACCATCAGTGCCTGAATGAACTGTTCGATGCCGTCCAGGCGGTTCGATTGAGTCAGGTTGATGCTGTCGAGGAGCGGCACGACCGGTTCGAACGCTCCCATATAATTGGGATTGCACGGATACTCCAGAAGTGTGACCATCCCGAAGTTGTGCTGTTCCCGGTTCGTGATCTTCAGTTCTCCGGGAAGTCCCGTGATCGTGTACTTCACGTTCGGAGCGTAGACCGTGTACTCAACTTCCTGGCTCGGAGGATTGCGGAACACGTACGTTACGCCCATCAGCACCCGTTTCGTCACGTCGGACCGCCGCACCACGAAGGTGTTTTCGCTTTCCGGAACGTACATCTCAAATGGTGCTTCGTCCAGGTACTCCTCGCCGGACCGTCCGCTGTCGTGGATGACCAGGCGGTAAGCTACGCCGCAGGTAAACATCTCGTAGGCGAGTTTGTAGTCCTTGCTCTGCTTGCCCTCGGACAGCATCATGCTGTTCACGCTGGCTACCATTTCCGGGATGGGTGTTTCCGTCTCCCTCTCGCGCAGTCCGGATCCACGGCTTACGTACTGGATGGGTTCTCCAGCGAACTCGGAACTCTTAAACGTCACGATTTCATTGGCGATATTTACTACCACCCGGTTGGTAATCTCGGCGTTGTAGTTCTTCTGGCGAAGCAGGATCGGCTGCTGTCCGCGAATATACTTCTTCAGGAAGAGTTCTTCCATCCGGTTCATATCGTGGATGGGCAGCGCTTTCAGCAGGACTTCGATTACATTCTCGTCCGTAATCTCCGAAGCGGATGAAAGGATCTGCCGCCGGCCACGGAGATTCTTGGCAAGTTCGATATCCTCGGAAGACTGTACGGTACTAACGTCATAGACTTCCAGGCTCAAACCGCTCACCTCCGTTCCGTGGATATAAAAAGACGCCGAACCAACGTTTACCGCAGTTCAGCGTCTCATAAAGGCATACAGAGTCCTTTTCAGGTAGGATTATAAACTACGTATAGCGGTTCTGTCAACACTTTTCGTAACATTTATACAATACTTTGTGTTTTATATTCCCAGACCCGCCCTGCTGATCACCTGCACGCGCCCAGTCACCATGTTCTCAAGGTAAAGAACAGCCATCGCCAGTCCGTCAGGCACGTCGTCGTGCTTGTTCTTTCCCTTCATGGTGTACGTTGTCAGGAAACTCATCATTCTCCCGTAGTCGCTGTTCGGCCTGTACTTCGAACTGTCCAGGAACAGGAATCTCTGCTTCACCTGCGGCGCGTTCACAACAATCTTTGTTTCCTTGTTCGCCGTTGTGAACTTTGTGGTCACCTTTGTGATCCCGCCCAGAGCCGTGACTCTTGCCTGGACCTTTTCAGCAACCTTGCCGCCTGCTGAGTTCGATTCAAACTGCGCCTGTTTCACCCGGTGCTGTACAAGGATCTGCGCCAGGCGTTCCTCAACGGTACCCGGGTCCCCGTTGTCGCACACGCAGTCAGCCACATACACGTCGTTCCCATACAGGTACAGGACGGGAAGGAATGCGTAGTCAGAGCCTTTGTCCTTCGTGTCGCATACCGCCACAACACCGTCAGGCTCTCCGCTCGGCAGGTCAAAGTACCTCCGCAGTTCATCGCTGTTGTACAGCTGCCCTTCGCGTTCTATCGGCTGTCCGCCGTACAGGGCGTTCCAGTCCGTCTCGTCCATCGTGTCCCGGAGGTTGTGATACCTTTCCGTTGTGAACCGATCCTCCACCATCGGGTAGTCGAAGTTGCTCTCATCGTTCTCGTTCAGTGCCGGAATAACAATAAACTTTTCCTTTCCGGTAGGGTAGTCCTGCGCGTTCCGCTCCAGTCTCCCAATCACGTCCCAGACGCTCCACCTGGTCGCAATGTGCAGCTCCGGAGGATCTCCGCTGGTCCTCTGGCGCAGGTCCGTGCTGTACGTTCGCCAGAGTTTGTCCATCCGTTCCTTACTTAACGCTTCCTCGATCCCGGAACAGAGGTCGTCGCAGTACAGCAGCTCACTCGCCCTGTATTTACCCGCGTTCCCGGAACCAACGGAACTGAACTGGAACGTTTCAAACCGCTTATTCTTTCCCAGGTCGATCCGCAGTTCCTTGGCGTTCGTGCCTACCAGCGGACTCTCGCTCACCGGAAACACGTCCCGGTACAGGTACTCGTCGCTGTCTTTCCCTATAATCCGCAGCACTTCGTCGTAGAACCCACGCACAATGCCGCTGTCATGTGAAAAGGTCAGGATCGCCTTGTCCGGGTGCTTTCCTCCGAGCCATGTAATAAAGAAAATCGCCAGCGTGCTCTTTCCGACTCCCGGAGGAAGACTGATCGTCAGCAGTTTCAGTTCCCCGGTTTCCAGTTTCTGTAAATCAGTGGCTATTTTTCCCAAAACTTTCCGTCTTGGTAAATAAAATCTCCGCTTCGGGTCTCTGTCACGCTCAATGTACTGGCAGTAGGCGTCGAAGTCCACCTTTGCGTCGACCAGCAGGCTGTAATAGTACGTTTCTTCCAGTTTCTCCACCGCTCCGAGCGGAATCGCCACGGCATTACTGTACTCCCGTAACGCCCTGCTGATCCTTTTCCTGAACTCTTTATTATGCCCATGCCATTCCGCTTCCCCGGTATCTATGTGATCCTTGAAGATCGCCACGGCATCCCGGTAAACGCTCGGATCGGCTGAGTACTTATCAACCTGCCTGTAAATCTTTTCCAGTTCCGTCATTCTTCAGCATCTCCTTCAGTTTCACCGCAGCATTCCCGTACGTGGACACAATTTTAACTATCTGAAACGCAATCCAGTCCACTACCGTTTCTTCATGTCCTGCTGACAAATGCTCCCAGTCATCACCAAGCCCGCTCTCAAACATATACGCATGCACAATCTCATGCTTCAGCACCTTCATCATGAATGCTTCCAGGTTTTTCAGATTCCCGTCCTCACGGCAGTCCAGAATCACGATCTCACGTACCGTCCAGTCCGTAAACCCCGAACATTCCATCAGCCGCTTATCCTCGCTTTTCTGTTTGACATAAACTGTCCATTCGCTTCCAAGAATATTAATCGTAAATGACATCTTCTCTGCCCCTTCCGTTGCTTTTTTATATAAAAACGGGAACAAGACTTTTCGTCTCATTCCCGCAATCATGCGTCTTCTTCTTATATTCCCGTTGTCCTTCGTTCCCGGCAGTGCGGACAGTAGTACTCGGTAACCACCCTGCCGCCTTCCAGCGTCCTGCTCCCTATGACCCGTACGTACCTGCAGCACTTCGGGCATACAAAGAGTTTTTCTTTCTGCACGTATGTGCGTTGCTGTTCTGACGGGTGCGTTCCGGACCGTTCCGCTCGTCTCTTGGCAATGTACGCTTCGCGTTTTCGCTTCGCTTCGGCACGCTCATAGGCTTCCCGGCGTTCACGCTCTTCCTCCGCTTTGGCTTCAGCGTTCCATCTCCGTCTCGCCCTGGCCCGGTCTTTCCCGTTCATCGCCCAGTAACTTGTCCGGTTATAGTACGCTTTCGTGTCCTTGCTCCATCCGCTGCAAAACGCGATGATCAGGATCAGAACCGCCACAGCTACCGCAATTACGCCGGCCGTCTCGCCAAACGTAGTTCCGATCCAGACCACTATCGCCACAAGCGCTATCAGTCCAAGCAACCCGTAATCCTCCTTACTGTATCGTCAGGCAGTCAGGTTTCGTAATCTCATCAATCCGCGCGTTCTCCCGTTTGCACGCCGCGATCAGGATATCGTAAATCGCAATCGTGTCGGCGCGAGTCAGCAAGTCCGCTGTGACCACTTCTGAGAACTTCAGCACCAGGTTTCGCTTCTGCTCGTCCGTAAGCTGGGGTCTATCTTCCATAAACATACCGCCTTTTTAAATTTTTTCGGATTTTTTCGAACCAGGCTTTTTCTGATCCGAGGTTGCCGTCTTCACGGGGGCGGGGTCTTCCTTGCGCGGCCGTCCACGGCGTTCCGGTTTCTCCGTTTCCTCGATGTCGACAACAATCTCCCTCTGCTCTGCCGGAACGTTCCTCTTGCGGACGATCACTTCGTAACCCAACGCCGTAAGCGTTTCGGTGAAGACGGACAGGCTCACGTCTTTGGCGTTCTGGTAGTTCAGTCTCGCCCACATCGTTGCCTGCGTGACTCCGATCCGGTTCGCTAACTGGGCGTTCGTCACCTGCTCCTCTTCCATAATCTTTTTGATGAGTTCTTTTCCGGTCATAAGCATACCTCCTGTTTTGTTCGGGTTGAGTATATCATATCAAAAAAGTTTTTGTCAATAAATATTTTGACTTTTTTGTTTTTTGGGGTGGGGAGAGGGGTTACTACCCTCCGGCGGTTGCCAGGGACAGATCCCCCCAGGCGGGACAATTCTGTCCCATTAAATTCAGTGGTACAGAAAAATTTTTCTGTACCATGCAAAGCAGGAACAAAAAATATTTTTTTCCTTTGATCAAAAAGCAGGAACAAACAAAGAAAACAATATTGTTTTCTGTTGTTATAATAGGAAGAAAAAAATATTTTGAAAAAATTCAAAAAAACTATTGACAATCAAAAAACTTTTTGATAATCTATACTCGCAAGGAGCAAACA